ACAAGCAGGGAGATTTTGTATCGTGCCCATGCGGTGCATTTTAGATTTAAACGTATCTTGCTCAAGCAACATGGTCTGATCTGGGTGGCCAAAGATGCTGTTAATCATCATCTCAATCGTGGTTTTTCCAGTACCCGAACCATCGTCGGTCAGGTGGATCTGTACGCCTTTTAGATTGGTAAAGCGTAGCAATGGGGTGCCGAACCCAGCAAATAAATTAAATGCTCTTGCTTCCATGTTTGGACGCGCATACCAGTTTGCAACCCGTTTCCAATTCTCTAGAGTGCCTTTCTTGCCATAGGCAGGGACCAAGTTAATCGTAGAGGAAGAAGGAGGACTATATATAACTTCGCCGGTTTTAATCTCTCTATCCCCAATGACAAACGTGTTTTCACTTGTCCAACCAAACTGTAGCCTAGACTTTTCTGCGTTATCTATATTTTGCAATTCTTTAACCCATCGTGTTATATATGCCATGATCCCATCCATCTGCTTACTTAATGCTGCTACGCCTTTTGCGGCAATTACTTCTCTCAATTTATCCTTTGCTAAAACACTAGTCAACGGCACAGAAAATTCTCGAATACCGTCTTTAGGTAAATGCAATTTCATCCACACCATTTCACCTAGCTCTGGATCTTCTAAACGTTTAACTACATACAGATCGTTTTCATAGACAAGTACGTCTTCTGATTCTTCTTCATTATCTGGATTAGATATGCCCCGTTTGTAGACTCCTCCGTTTTTTCCTCTGAAGTAGGGGAAGGGATACGCGGGGATTTCAACAGTGACTTTTGTTCCAAGGGTATCGTTTTTAACGCTAACAATATTATCTTCTGCAGTTGCTGCAGCGATCTCGGAACCCAAAACAATTGGGGAAGTGATTCTTCCTCTATGAGGACATCCTTCACACCCGTTCGGATTTTTGGATTCAAACTCTGCGCACGAGTGCGGGCCCTTGATATGATCGAGTTTATCTTCTGTAGCCGTGGGTGAGTAATCGGGATGTTGATCTGAAATACGGTGTACAGCTCTGTCTCTATCGTCACAAAATTTAGCAATAGAAAGTCCTGAGAACCATAATGGTTCTGGTATGTTGGCTTGATGTGTGTAAATATAATTAAGCTGCGCACAACCTTTATCTCCTTTCAGCATGATGTTGGCAAACTTAGAAATGCGGTTACCCATCAATGCTCTTGTTGCTTCGTCTAATGGTCTCTTAGTAGCCGGCATTGCGGTTAGCAAATCGACACCAAGCTTTTCTTTAAACTCCTCAAACTTGACTAACTTTGACATCAGCATTACTGCAACTTTGTATGGTTCTGTCGGGTTCTTAAAATTCAAAGTCTCCGGCACCCGCAAAATACGAGCCGCATCCGCAGTTACTGAAACATCCGCATAAAGTCTTTTAATAGCGCAAAGCTTTTTAAGTGCCTCAGCAGTGGGCTTCCAATCGTTGTAAGAAACTACTTCCTCAAGCGGCCAATAGGCGTGAATACCCCGCCCCGAATTAACAATGCTCGGTCTTGATAAACCAGTTGCTTCACAAAATTGCTTTAAACCATTTAATGCTATTGCCTGATTTTCATACTCTTTGCCTTCCCCACAATCCAAATCCAACCAAAACGACTTAAACCACTTAGCATTCTTTGTAGTCCTACCTTCGTCTGTTTCATATTTAGCACACCCAAAGTATGCGTCATACCCCTGTTCAACCAGACTATCTACTAGGCTGTCTACCTCTTCGACGGTTTTTACAAATTGTTGCTTCGGGTTCCCTTTTTTAAGTCCTACTACACAGTACAGGCCTTCTGTAGCCAATACGGTGGAGAGAAAGAGATTCCTTGAGGTCATACGCTCACATTCTTAAAACAACTTGTTGTAATAGGCTTACGCCAGTTCTTTTATGTACTTCTCAATTGCACTTTCTAGGCGCCAGTTAGGACTACTCCGTCCACAAAACCATGCATATACTGCAGTTCGTGAGACATCAAAATCTGCTGCCACTTGTGCTACTGAAACCCCTGCTTTAATGCAAGCCCTACCAAGCTTTACCCCTAGCATGTGGCTAGGAGCGGCTCTGTTAACTCGCACGAGGGAAACTGTATATCCGTGCATAATTTTTAAGGGGTGAAAACCACCCCAACCCTTTCTTATTTACCCCAGTCGTCGAGAATAGCGCTAACATCTTTAGGCGCAGCCTGTTTAGATTCCCGTTTTGTGGGCTCTTTTACAGGAGCAGGCTCTTCAACTTTAGCTTTAGGAGCCTCTAGCTTTGCACCATCTAGCTCAGCTGGGGTTGTACCAATAGCACGTTGTGCATCCGAAGAATTGCTACGGGACTGTACTAAAACAATCTCTTCCTCAGATAAAGGACGGGTTGCTTTGAAGTGCAATTTAGGAGACGAACTAGCCGTATCAAAACGCATCTCAGTAACCACTTGAGTCACATTTAAACTGTGACCACCTAAGAACTCTGCATAAGGACGAAGACCTAATTTGCCGTTGTCGGTATTCCACAAAGAATTAGAAGGGATGGTCAATTGGAATATCTCGCCCTTTTGATCATTCTCAAGCAACACTGCAAGGCGACGGCTGTATTTACAAGCACGGCTACCGTTGTTACCGGAACCAGCAATGTTCTGTGGGCAGTCAAGGCAGCGTTTAGCCTGTGGATTTTCTGCTTTTGCATCTGGCGCAGTACCATCGTTAGACCAGCAGTCCGGTGCAGTAACTGCCTGACCTTCTACGAATTGCTTCGCGTAAAAAGTACGGGAGTCTTTAGGGGCTGCAGCGGCAATAATGACATTCATTGCACGTTCTTCATTTTGTGCAACTTCTTTGCCATCAACCATCATCCGGAATACACCGGCTTTGATAGAGATACGCTTGCTACCACCTGTACCGCTTGCCGCTTTCTTGGCGCCCATCAGCGCTTTTGTTGCGTCATCCAAGTCCGCATTGCGGAGGTGGGCTGGAATACCACCTTTAAATAGAGTCATTTCACTCATTGTTTTCTCCTTAAAATTAAGATGCTCGTGTTACGGTGACTGTATATCTGCTATCCACATTTAAACCTTCCGGCATAAGATTTGGATGCTCATTGAGAAACTCTTGCATAGCTTTGTTTGAAATGCGTTGATGCAACAAATGAAATGCGTCGTGTTCCTTTACAACTTTGTAAAAAGATTCCCAATCGTTAGTCCAAAAATTACGACTAATACGACGGGCTACTCTTCCTACATTTGGAACAGAAATATTACCCCCTGCTTGTTCTACACGAGCCAATAATTCCTGTTCTAAAACTTCTAATTGTTCTACCAAATTACGCTTTTCTTCTTTGTGCCGTTGTTCCATTGCTGCAATGGCATCGCGTACTTTGATATAGGTCTCAACAACTTTTTCTGTGGTTACTTCTACTGTTTCAGTCATATTTATCCTCCTCGATAAAATTTTATTTTACACCTTTAGTTAACATTGTCAAGTGATTTTAACTAAGTAGTTCCCCGTATAGATCCGTAATTCTGGTATGGATATCTACTTTGTCTTGCAGCATGCGATATAGTTTCCGCTCTACCTGGCTACCCTGTAAATGAAATACGGTGGTTTTGTTCTTTTGGCCAGCACGATGCACTCGAGCATTTGCTTGTAGATACGTTTCTACAGACATTACTGGACTCCAATATACGATCGTATCGGCTGCATGAAGGGTTACCCCATGGCTAGCTGCTTGTGGTTGAATGACAAGGATCTTAGGGTTTTCACTAGTCTGAAACCTATCAAATATTTCGGTTCGTTTGCCAGCAGATATGCCCCCATGAATTAGGTCTACCGTATAGTCTTTCTTAAGTTCCTCTGAAACAATCTCAATAGCGTGTCTGTAGGGCACAAATATCAAAACCTTATGGCTGGCCTCATCAATAACTTCTTGCAGCACCTTGAGCCGATTACTAGCGTCAAATTCGACAATCTCACCAGTATCCGAATACACCGCGCCTCCAGAAAGCTGGAGTAATTTATTCAAGTTTGCCGCTGCGTTAATGGTGGTAATGGCTTGGCCTCCTGCATGGACTAACATTTCTTTACGCATTAGGTCATAGTATTTTTGCTGCTGTGCAGTAAGCGGTACGTCTCGGGTGACGTAAGTCATCTCTGGTAAATCAAGACATTGTTGTTTGGTAAACCGAATGGCCGGTTGCAGTGCAGCATGTACAACGTTTTCCGCGTTGGGTTTTGGCACCT